TTATAGTACCGGCGATAAGCATTAAAGTAACAATACCTTGGAATAAACCTGTGGCTATAACACCCATAAGTATCTCCTTAGAATGGCATTTCTGCTGGTTGATCATTAGATTGCTGAGGTTCAACAATCGGCTCGAAGTCTACAGCAGGTGTGTATTCGTTAAGAGTAACGATTTGTACTGCAGTTAAAGAACTTGCAATACCTTCGCGACCTGCAGTAGCATAAGGGTATTGATATACAATAACATTACCAACAGAACCGTTACCGATTACTGAAGGATCTGCGATAGGTTGTGTATCTTTACCAACAACTCTGACTGGACCGTTAGATGAACCGTCAGCTTTGTATGCTTTTCTTTTGAGAGAAACAGTATACTTAGACGAATCAGCTTTATCAGTCTTTACATTAAAATGATTAGCTGACCATTCATCAGCTTTAGCTTTATCAGTAGTAGCTATTTGTATTTCCCATTGCTCAGTGCCAAAAGGATTTACAGGCTTAGCTAGCTTAGCCCAATTGATTTCGACATTATCAATACGATAATTACGTGCTTCAAAATTCTGCATGGATAGTACCTTCCTTTGCTAGATGTTAAAATTAAATAATTCGTGAGCAGTTTAACGACATGCTCAGGTTCGTTTTGCTTCTCTTAGGATGTAGGAACATCTGGACCTTTATATAAGGTGTATATGTAGAGAAGGAAAAGTAAAGAAAAATTTATGTAGCGTTAGCCGGAATAAATTTGGTTAGGAATCTGAGAGAAAAGATTTTTCAGATTCTGAGAGAAGATCTTCATCATTATCTTCTTGATTAAGTTTGACTATGATGAGATCTAATTGATTCTCAATAGCTTTGAGTTTCGTATAGATTAAAAGGAACTCGTCATCGAGACGTTTATTGAGATTAGAGAATAACATAGAGAACTCCTATAAAGTTTGGACGCGGGTTATATTGTCAGAATTCTGACAGATTAACTTCAAGTAAACTCCAACGTAACACGTGTGGGTCTACGGATGTAGGTTCTTTTAAAAAATACCCCACCGCTAGGTGAGGTATTTAGAGATTTATAAATTAGAAACAGGTTCTGAAGGAGTGGGAGTAGATGTTTGAGGTGCTTCAGGTGCCTGAGGTGTAGAAGGTATTGGAGGAAGAGGATTATATTGGTTAATTATATTATTTTGTTGTGGAGTAATATAATTAGGGTTAGAAGGAGTAGGTTGCAAACCCAGAGTTTGATTTATAATTTTATAGTGTTGTGTATAAAATTGTTGGGTTTGTGTATTTGTAATTATATAATTAAATGAATGAGTGTGAAAGAAATTATTATTTTGTGGAAGATTTATATAATTATATAAGTTAGTGAATTGTTGTGAATTATAAAGAGGATTAAGAAAAGAAAGAGGTTTTTGAAATTGCATAATGGAGATCCTTTATATAATTGAAAGAAAAGTATAGAAAAATTTATGGAACAACGTGGAGTAAATTTTATGTTAAGGAAGTAAAGATGTAAAAGAAAATGTAAGAATGATATATATAAAAAGTAGGGGGTATAAGATATATAGGGGTATATACACATTTTATAAGTTAAGTTTACTTATCCTTCAGCTTATATATAATATATAGATCCCCCCTTTAAGGAGACGTTTAAATTTAAATGTCCCCTTAAAGTTAAACTGAGGAGAAGCTAAAATGAATAAGAAGAAACAGTTAATCCAGCTTCTCGAAGAAAAACATAAAAGAAAAAAGCTAAATAACTATCAGAATAACTTTACTGACTTTGCATCAGACAATATTAAGATTATTACTAAAGATGCAAGGAGGGGCTTTGTAAACTTTACGTTCAACGACTGTCAGAAAAAAATTACAGAAATTTTAGATAAACAGTTATCAACGAACGGAAAGGTCAGAGCTATTATATTAAAAGCTAGACAGCAAGGAATATC